GATGCCCTGTCTGCCTTAGTGTAGGCAGGGTCTTTTGCGTAATAGTTATTGGAGAATGAATTATGCCGACTATTGAATCTCGAATTACAATGGACATTAGCTACAATGCAATCACCAGACAATACATTGGGGTGGCCTATGATTATAGAACTGGTGAGAAGCTAGTGGAGGTGAGACAATGGGATGACTATTGGTTAAGACAGAACCTCCATGATGCGGTGTCCTCCTTCTTGAAGGAGTGGCCTACATGCGACCAAACTTCAACTTCGGAGCTACAGTATCGGAAGACAATAATCTCATCCTGTGGCCAACTGAAGGTAATCGAATCGCTTTAATAGATGCTGATATGTTACCCTACATCGTCGGGTATACTATCAGTGACATGACTTATGTACGAGCTACCACTCGTGTTAAGTCAGGGCAAGTCCCATCAATCAAAGATACACCTGAGTGTAAGCAAGCGTGTGACCGTGTAAACTCCTTGCTTAACTCTTGGGTGTACGCAGCAGATTGCGATGCAGCTAAGCTATTCATGACGAAATCAGAAGCTAACTTCCGTGTTCGCCTAGCATTCACTAAACCTTATAAAGGTCAACGTAAGACCGAGAAGCCTCCATTCTTCTATGAATTGCGAGAGCACCTCTTAAAGGTTCACGGTGCAATCTTGGCAGATGGTGAGGAGGCTGATGACCTCATGAGTATTGCACAATGGGACAGTCACCGCCGCTTCCAGCAAGATACAGGTAACGAGTTCCCTATCGGTAGTCCAGAGCATAAAGCATTCTCTGATACTTGCATCGTTTCCTTGGATAAGGATTTGATGATTGTTCCCGGTTGGCATCTTCAGCCGGGCCAAGAGAAGAAATGGGTAGAGCCTATGGGTTGGCTTGAGTTACGCCGTAAGGCTAATGGTCAGGTCAAAGACCTCAAAGGTGCTGGTCTCATGTTTCATTATGCACAGATGATTATCGGTGATGATATTGATAACTATGCTGGCATACCGGGACGTGGTGCTAAATATGCCTATGATCTTCTCAAAGGTTGTAAGACAGAGAAAGAGTTGTACATGGCAGTGCTTGGTGCTTACAAAGCTAAGTTCGGACATGGACAAGTTAAGATTAAGAATTACCGAGGTGGTTATCTGGTTGGCAAAGCCTTTGACCTGATGCTTGAATGTGGTCGCCTAGCTCACATGGCAAGGTTTAAAGGTGACATATGGCGAGCCGATAAGAACCCTATCTTGTGGGGAGGCGATAAGGCATTATGGCAATCAAGCTGAAAGCATCAGAGGTTTCTGCATACAAGCAGGAATTGATGGAGGCACAAGGTTACAAATGCCCTTTGTGTGGTGGCAGTCTTAAGGCTGTCACTGCCATTAACCGTGTACTTGACCATGACCATGACACAGGCTTCTGTCGTGCTGTGGTATGCCGAGGCTGCAACGGTGCAGAGGGTAAGATTAAGGGTGTTATCTCTGGCTATGGTAAGGCTGGTAACAGCAAGTATTACCAAATCAAATGGCTTGAGAATCTTCTGAACTACTGGAAGTTACACCAGAAACCTCAGACTGACAGGCTATATCACAAGCACCAGACTGAGGCAGAGAAGCGCGAGGCTCGCAACCGCAAGGCTCGCTTAGCATACTCACGTAAGAAGAAGGAGGCAAATGGTGGCTAAACTTCGTAGCCTGTTTAAAGACTCCGAGGTGCTTGACGCAATCGAGCAAGCTACCGACGAGAAAGGTAATGTTAACTACAATGAAATGGCGCACATCCTGTCTGCGCATCCGGTTGGTAAGAAGATCACTCGCCAACTCGCTCGATACTGGCATGGTCAGTTCAAGACCAAGAAGAAGAATGGCGACAACTACCAATCCCTTCTTCCAGAGAACAAACGTATTAAGGAGCAACGCAAGCTGCGCACTCCTGATCGCTATGAAGATCTGGCTGTTAACCCTCTGCCTGACTCGCCTCATCGAAGCATTCTGGTAATCCCTGATACTCACGCTCCGTATGAGCACCCAGACACCCTTGAGTTCTTGGCGGCTGTAGCTGCACGATTCAAGCCGGACACAGTTGTCCACCTTGGTGATGAAGCAGACAAACATGCTATGTCATTCCACGATTCAGACCCCAACCTTGACTCTGCTGGCATGGAACTTGAGAAGGCTCGTGTCTTCATGGAGAAGCTACACCGTATGTTCCCTGTGATGCGCCTGTGTCACTCTAACCACGGCTCTATGCACTTCCGCAAGGCACATTCTCACGGCATCCCTGTACAATACCTGCGTACATACCGAGAGGTATTCTTCCCGCATGGCGGCGGTGAGCGTTGGGAGTGGCAGCACACGCATATTCTGGAACTTCCGAATGGGGAGCAGGTTGCATTCAAACACCAGCCAGCAGGTGCAGTTCTGACCGATGCAGCACACGAGCGTATGAATCTGGTGTGTGGTCACTTGCATGGCAAGATGTCTATCGAGTACGCCAGCAATAGCCACGAGCAATACTGGGCTGCGCAAGGTGGCTGCCTGATTGACGAAGGCTCCCGTGCATTCTCCTATGGTCGGGAGTCTAAGTACAAGCCAGCGCTGGGTTGTCTGGTAATCATCGAGGGTGTACCGCAGATCATCCCGATGCAGACAAACAGTGAAGGTCGCTGGCTTGGCAAGATTTAGGTGACACTATAGAACAAAGGGCAGGTATTAGCTTGCCCTTGATTGTATAGTGAATGGAGGATTAATTATGTTACAGCATCATTATAATGGTACTTGTATTGCCTGCTTAGAGAAAGATGAAAGATACCCTCACACTTGCAAAGACAAGGTTAAGTCCAACATGTTGGACAACAATATGGTTACTAAGCCGAAGCACTATGAATTCTTCGAGGGTGTAGAAGCAATCACTATCATTGCCCGTAGCATGACCGAGAAACAATTCGCTGGGTATTGCATGGGTAATGCTTTGAAGTATCGTCTGCGTGCAGGTAAGAAATTCAACACTGAAGAAGATCTGAAGAAAGCAGACTACTACAAAGAGTTATTCCAGAAGCATCGTCACGAATGTATTGATGAGGATATTTGATATGAATATCTTTGAATTCCTAGGTCTTCCAGAGGATCACCGCAATCACCCATTCATGTTGGTGAAGCATCGCGGTGAAGTTCCTGAGAAGAAATTAACTTTTCCATGTTATGCACAGGTGAAACGAGATGGAATATTCAGTGCTGTTGTGGTACGTAATGATGGTGCTGTTGCCATCTTTGGTCGTACTGGTAAAAAGCTCGCAAATGTTGAACACTTGGAAACGCTATTTAGTGTATTTCCTGTCGGGTTGTATCTTGGTGAGTTGCAATCTATGGCTGTTGATATATATCTTGAAGCTCTATCAGGGGTAGTAAATCCCAATCGCACTGAGCCACTTGATTTCATAGGCCAGCAGATTAAAGACAACCTGTATATCGACTTCTTCGATATGTTAACTATTAAGGCATTCCATGATGGATTCACTGATGTTTCTTATCTCAAACGTTACGATGCTTTACATCGTCGCATCGGCGCTCATCTTAGCGGGAACAACGCTATCCTTCCTATTACTCCTTGCCATAATGAGCGAGAAGTTGAAGCGTTTGCGCAAGAGCAAATAGATGCAGGCCGAGAGGGTGCTGTGTTCAAACTGGACTGCGACTATGAAGCAGGCCACAAAGGTTATCGTCAGACTAAAGAAGTCCGTAAGGTAACTTATGACCTTACTTGTATTGGCTTTGAAGAAGGTAAGGGCAAGTACAAAGGTAAGGTAGCTAACCTCATTTTCAAATGGAAAGGAGGCAAGACAATCAAAGCTATGTTAGGTAAAGGGTGGACTCATGCAGATGCAGAACAGATGTTCCACGACATTAAACATGGCGGACGATTGAATGTCATTGGTAAAATCTTTGAAGTCAAAGGTCTTCAGGATTCAAGCAAGGGCAACATTCGTCTGCCCAAAGCGGGAGAATTAAGACATGACAAAGATGAACCAGATTTCTTTTGATTCCATGAAGGCAACTCGTGCCGTTGAGGTAGCAGAGGCTATCTTTGAAAGCTACTCATGCGGCATGACTCCGCCTTACACTATTCTGGTAGAGGCCGAAGAGCTTGGCCTGTCTATCGAGGCAATTAAAGAGAAAGTCGAGGAGCTTTACGGTGATGACGAAGAAGAAACCAACGATTAATTTTGAGGGGATGGAGATGCTGGAAAGCCTAATTCTTCAACCATCCCGCCCTCGTCCTGATAAGACTCACGAAGAGTTACTTTGGGATGAATGCAAGCGATATATCCTGTCTTGCATCCGGCAACAGTTCGTGGTGCAGCCATGATTCGTCCTGCCTCCTTTCTCGATATTCCCTCAATCATAAACCTAGGGAATCGTTATGTTGAGGAAGAGGTGAAGAAGGTGGCTCATCATTGCGCCGTATGGGATGCCGAAACCAGCGCACATTTCCTTTGTCAGTCACTCACAAGCAGCGACATGTTCTTGTGGGTAGCAGTTGATGATGGTGAACTGGTCGGATTCCTGTGGGCTGCGACTCACCCTATGGCTCCTTGGAACCCTGCTATGGTGGCAAGTGATATGCTATTCTATGTGGTCCCAGAGAAGCGAGGTTCATTAATTGGTATGCGCTTAGTCAAGGAGTACAAGGCGTGGGCTGAGTCCATGGCGTGTGTTGAGGTTCGCCTATCGATTGCCTCCGGTATCAACGAAGAACGTGTCGGTCGTATGTTTAACCGCTTAGGTTTTGAAACGTTCGGCACTGTGTACAATCATAAGTTCTAAGGAGATAACATGGGTGTAGTTAAGAAGGCTGTGAAGGCTGTTGGTAAAGTTGTGGGCGGTGTGCTTGGTGCTGACCAGCGACCTGTCCAAGTAGAAACCAAAGTACCTGCACAGCAACTTGCGCGTCAACAAGAAGTTGGTGCTGAGGACATCGAAGTAGGTGGAGGCGACGATACTTCCACCTCCTCCGCTAAAGGTAAGCGCGGCCTCGTCCGTCCGGTAGCTTCTAGCTTAGGGGTGTGATATGCGCAATGACACCAACATGTCGTATGGTGGCAAGCGTTCGAAGATCCCTAAGCTGTGGGAGAAGTTTTCTACTAAGCGTAATCCGTTCCTTGACAGGGCTAAACACTACGCTAAGTTGACACTTCCATACCTGATGAACGATACAGGCGACAACAACACTTCACAGAACGGCTGGCAAGGTGTGGGCGCTCAGGCGACTAATCACTTAGCCAACAAGCTGGCGCAAGTGTTGTTCCCTGCACAACGTTCCTTCTTCCGTGTAGACCTTACGGTTAAGGGTGAGCAAATCCTTGCCAAGCGAGGCATGAAGAAGACTCAGCTAGCTACTATCTTTGCTCGCGTTGAAACCAATGCCATGAAAGCACTGGAGCAGCGCCAGTTCCGCCCGGCAATCGTTGAGGCATTTAAACACCTTATCGTTGCTGGTAGCTGCCTGCTGTATAAACCTAAGGAGGGTGCGATTAGCGCCATTCCAATGCATCACTATGTCGTTAACCGTGACACTAACGGTGACTTGCTGGATATTATTCTCCTGCAAGAGAAAGCCTTGAAGACTTTCGACCATGCAACACGCATGGCTATCGAAGTTGCGATGAAAGGCAAGAAGTGCAAAGGTGAGGACAACGTTAAGCTGTACACTCACGCTAAATACAAAGGCGATGGGTTCTGGGAGATCAAGCAATCTGCTGACGATATTCCTGTAGGTGAAGAGAGCCGCATCAAGAAGGAGAAACTTCCATTCATTCCACTGACATGGAAGCGCTCTTACGGTGAAGATTGGGGCCGTCCACTTGCCGAGGATTACTCTGGCGACCTGTTCGTTATCCAGTTCCTGTCAGAAGCTGTGGCGCGTGGGGCTGCACTTATGGCTGACATCAAGTACCTGATTCGTCCCGGTGCTCAGACCGATGTTGACCACTTTGTTAACTCAGGCACCGGTGAAGTTATCACTGGTGTAGAAGAGGACATCCACATCGTACAGCTTGGGAAGTATGCAGACTTGACACCAATCAGTGCTGTACTGGAAGTGTACACTCGCCGTATCGGTGTTGTGTTCATGATGGAGGCACTAACTCGTCGTGATGCAGAACGTGTAACTGCCGTTGAGATTCAGCGTGATGCGCTGGAGATTGAGCAGAACATGGGCGGTGTGTACTCCCTCTTTGCTGTAACCATGCAGACACCTATCGCAATGTGGGGCTTGCTGGAAACTGGTGACTCTTTCACTAACGAACTGGTAGACCCTGTGATTGTGACAGGCATCGAGGCATTAGGCCGCATGGCTGAGTTGGACAAGCTGGCTAACTTCTCACAGTACATGGCCTTACCGCAGACGTGGCCTGAAGCTGCACAGAGGGCTATCAATTGGCCTGATTATATGGATTGGGTACGCGGGCAGATCTCCGCAGAGCTACCGTTCATCAAGACAGAAGAGCAGTTACGCAAGGAAGCAGAGCAGGAGATGGAGAACCAGCAGGCGGCTATGCTTAACGAAGGTGTGGCTAAGGCTGTACCTAATGTCATTCAACAAGGATTACAGGAGGGCTAATGAGCTTTTCATTCAATGAACCAACTACTACGCACCCTACTGCTGAGCCAAGCGTAGCAGCAACTGAGGAGGTAACAACTGATGCTACTACTGATGTTTCTATTGACACTAGTACTGATGTACAAGATGTCAATGCTGGTACACAACGTACTGAAGACACCAGAGGAGAGGGTTCTGGACAGCCTTCAGAAGAAGGAGACAATGGCGGAGAGAATGGTGAACCTAAGCCAGATGACACCCAAGCCGACATTGAGGGAGAGCAATACTTCTTCGGAGAGCATGAAGTAACAATAGAGATCCCTCAGGATGTAACTGATAGCCTTAAAGAGAAAGGCATCGATGCCAAGCAGGTAGCCAAGGAACTCTATTCCAAAGATGGCAAGTTTGAACTGTCCGATGAAACCAAGCAGAAACTGTATGATGCCTTTGGTAAGTTTGCAGTAGATGCCTACCTGTCTGGCCTCAAGGCACAGAACGAGGCATTCTTCCTGAAAGAAGCCAATGCAGCTAAAGAGGCGGAAGCAGCCAATGCCCAGCGCTTCACTGACATTTCTAAGGAAGTAGGCGGGGAAGATGGATGGGCGCGTCTTGAGGAGTGGGCGCTGGAAACCTTGTCTGATGACGAACTGACTGCATTCAATGCTGTCATGGAGTCTGGCAACCAGTACCTACAGCAGTACGCCGTGCGTGAACTGGAAGGCCGCCGTAAGGCAGCACAAGGTGATGACAAGCCTAACCTCATCGAGCCGTCTCAGGCAGCACCTTCTGGTGGCGATAACTCCCCGTTAAGCCGTGACCAGTACATTCGTGAGATTGCCAAGCTGGGTGAGCGCTTCGGTCGTGACCGTAAAGGTATGGCTGAGGCTCAGGCTCGTCTTGATGCTCGCCGTCGCGCTGGCATGGCTAAAGGTCTGTAACCCTATTTAGGGGACACTATAGAAGGGAGGTATTGCCTCCCTAAATATCAACTTGATTTATAAGGAGATTTTATTATATGTCTACGCCGAACACTCTGACCAACGTTGCTGTTTCCGCTTCTGGTGAGGTAGATAGTCTTCTCATTGAGAAGTTTAACGGTAAGGTAAATGAGCAGTACCTGAAAGGCGAGAACATCATGAGCTACTTCGATGTTCAGACAGTTACTGGAACCAACACTGTCAGCAACAAATACTTGGGTGAAACTGAGTTGCAGGTTCTGGCTCCGGGTCAGTCTCCGGCTGCAACCTCTACTCAGGCGGATAAAAACCAGTTGGTGATTGATGCCACTGTTATCGCTCGTAACACCGTTGCACACCTGCACGATGTACAGGGTGACATTGACAGCCTGAAACCGAAGCTGGCTACTAACCAAGCCAAGCAGCTTAAGAAGATGGAAGACGAGATGCTGATTCAGCAGATGCTGCTGGGCGGTATCAGCAACACTGCGAAGAAGCGTAGTAAGCCGCGTGTTAAAGGTCACGGCTTCTCTATCAACGTAGAGATCAACGAAGCAGAAGCACTGGCTAACCCGCAGTATGTAATGGCGGCTGTAGAATTTGCTCTGGAGCAGCAGGTAGAACAGGAGGTGGACATCTCCGATGTAGCAATCCTGATGCCGTGGAAATACTTCAACTGCCTGCGTGATGCAGACCGCATTGTTGATAAGTCCTACACTATCAGCGAATCTGGTGCAACCATTCAGGGGTTCGTTCTGAAGTCCTTCAACTGCCCTGTTATTCCGTCTAACCGCTTCCCGAAATACACTTCTGGCGCAGCGCATCACCTGCTGTCTAACGAAGACAACGGTTATCGCTATGACCCGACCGCAGGGATGAACGGTGCTGTTGCTGTTCTGTTCACTGCTGATGCACTGCTGGTTGGTCGCTCTATCGACGTTACTGGTGACATCTTCTATGAGAAGAAAGAGAAGACCTACTACATCGATACCTTCATGTCTGAGGGTGCAATCCCTGACCGTTGGGAGGCTGTGTCTGTTGTTACCACTAAACGTGAGAGCGATGGTACTCCGACGCCTGCTGCGACTAGCGCTTCTGACCATGCTCAGGTACTAGGTCGTGCTCGTCGTAAGGCTGTATATGTCAAGGATGCCGCTCCGGCAGGTGCTTCAGCTGCTGCAAGCCTGCAAGCAGAAGACTTGGTAGCTGCTGTACGTGCGGTACTGGCGGCTGACGTTAAGCCGACCGCTATCAAGCCGGAAGCTAAGGCCGAGTAATAACCCATGCCCTATCTCGCTACCCGTGAGGTAGGGCTATTTTGTTTAGGAGGATTCATGCCACTTATTCAGGAAAGTGATGTAACATCCTTAATGTCTGATGCGGCATTCAATATCATTGATAGCAAATTAGAAGCTGTCAACGTGTGTATGCGAGCCATTGGGCGTGAGGGTGTGGACTCCTTAGAGTCTGGTGACTTGGACGCAGAGGATGCGAACAAGATTATCGATATTGTGTCACAGCGTTTCCAGTACAACCAAGGGAACGGCTGGTGGTTCAACCGTGAGCCTAACTGGAACCTGACTCCAGACTCAAACGGTGAAGTGAACCTACCTAACAATGCCTTGGCTGTTCTGCAATGCTATGGTCTTAATGACAAGAAAATCCCAATGACCATGCGAGCAGGTAAGTTGTACTCTACTTGGAATCACACGTTCGACCTGCGGAGTCATGTGAACCGTGACGGTAATATCCGGCTGACTCTGGTTATGATGTTGCCATTTGAGTATCTACCTACAAGTGTAATGCAGGCAATCACCTATCAGGCAGCGTGTGAGTTCATTGTGTCTAAGGATGCAGACAAGACTAAACTGCAAACTCACCAAGTCATCGCATCTCAGCTTCTCACAAGCGTACAGGCAGAGCAATCTGCGCAGAAGCGACTCAACATGCTTGTACATAACCCAACTCAGGCGCAGTTCGGTGTCATGGCTGGTGGCTACCAGAACGTTGCTGGTTTCTCCCACTCGCCTTATGACTCTTACCCGCCACGTCCTTGGAGGTTCTGATGGAGGTACAAGGTTCATTAGGTAGGCAGATTCAAGGAATAAGCCAACAGCCGCCAGCAGTGCGATTACAAGGCCAGTGCACGGACATGGTGAACATGGTTCCCGATGTTGTTGATGGAACAAAGTCACGAATGGGGACAGTGCATATCGCCCGATTAATGGATGCGGCAACCGATGACATGGCGCTACACCATTATCGTCGAGGAGATGACAACGAAGAGTATTTCTTCTTCTTGAAGAAAGGTGCTGTACCTGAGATTTACGACAAAGCAGGGAATCGTTGCCCTCTGTCTTCTCAGGATGCACCCATGACATATCTTCATGAAGTCCAGAATCCGAGAGAAGATGTGCAGTTTATGACAATCGCTGACGTTACTTTTATGCTTAACCGCCGAAAGGTAGTCAAAGCCAGACAAGATAAAGCGCCAGAGGTTGGTTCAACTGCAATCATATTCTGCGCCTATGGTCAGTACGGTACGACTTATAGTATAAGTCTGGACGGAACCGTTGTAGCTTCATACAAAACACCAAATGGAGATAGTGCGGAGCAGGTTGAGTCTATCAGAACTGGAGTCATAGCAAGTAATCTCTACAACTCGATACAGCAGCACCCACTCATCACTGGTGGCACTTATAGTGTACAACTTGACGATACTTGCATCTACATCACGCGAAATGACGGAAGCAGAGGCTTTAGTGTATCAACTACGGATGGGGCTAAGGGTAAGGACTTAGTTGCAATCAAGTACAAAGTGTCATCCACTGACCTGCTACCTGCTCGTGCTCCGGCTGGCTATAAGGTGCAAGTGTGGCCTACAGGAAGTAAGCCTGAATCTCGATACTGGTTACAAGCAGAGCCGAAGGAGGGTAACCTTGTAACTTGGAAGGAGACGGTGGCAGCAGGTGCGCAGCTAGGTTTTGACAAGTCAACAATGCCTTATATTATCGAACGTACAAGTATCGTTAACGGCATTGCACAGTTCACTATTCGCCAAGGTGATTGGGAAGACCGGAAAGTGGGCGATGACTTGACTAACCCGATGCCTTCCTTCATTGATGATGAGGTTCCTCAGACAATTGGTGGGATGTTCATGGTGCAGAACCGATTCTGCGTAACCGCAGGCGAGGCGGTCATCATGACTCGTACCTCTCACTTCTTCGACTTCTTCCGGTATACTGTGTTATCCGCACTAGATACTGACCCAATCGACATCTTCTCAGATGCAAGTGAGGTCTACCAGTTAAAACATGCAATAACCTTGGATGGAGACACTGTGTTGTTCTCAGACAACTCTCAGTTCATCCTTCCCGGAGATAAAGCACTCACCAAGGATAATGCACTTCTTAGGCCAACTACAGCCTTCGAGGTGAATAACCATGTAAGGCCAGTTGCTACAGGTGAGTCTGTGATGTTCGCAACTAGTGAAGGTGCGTACTCTGGTGTTCGTGAGTTCTACACAGATTCATACACTGACACTAAGAAAGCGCAGCCCATTACAAGTCATGTGAACCGGCTGTTGGAAGGTAATATCATCTCAATGATTGCTAGCTCTAATATCAACCGCCTAATTGTCCTTACCGACAAGAACCGGAATGTAGCATATGTATACGACTGGTTGTGGCAAGGTACTGAGCGTGTACAGGCAGCATGGCATAAGTGGGTGTGGCCCAGCGATGCGAGACTTTGCGGTATGTTCTACTCTAGTGAGACTCTATATGTCATTATTGAGCGTGGCACATCCGGTGTATTCCTTGAGAAGATGGATATGGGTGATGCCTTAGAGTACCACTTAGATGATCGCATCCGTCTTGACCGTCGAGCGCTTATCTCGTTTGCATATGACCCAGCCTCTGATGGTTGGTATTCCAGCCGCTTACCTTGGGAGGTGAACCATCCAGAGCTTCTGGAATGTGTCATCACTAAAGGTTGGCCTGCGTACACCGGTGGATCATTCCTATTCCAGCATGAAGATGAAGGAAACCGATTGTATACAACCTTCGACTTAGGAGAGGAGAACTCTATCGTTCATTGTGTGGTTGGTGAGCTTTACTCTCAGGAGTTTGAGCCTACACCTGTCATTATCAAGGACTCGCAAGAACGTACCTCGTACATTGACGTACCGACAGTTGGTCTTGTTCACCTAAACATGGATAAGTACCCTGACTTCACTGTCGAAGTCACTAACACCCAGAGTGGCAAAACACGCACAGTTAAGGTAGCAAACCGTAGAGGCGGTGCTCTCTCAAACCGAGTAGGTTACGTGAAGCCATTCGAAGGTGTGGTTCGGTTTCCGTTACGTGCGAAAAGTACGGATGTGACATACCGACTTAAGTCTACAGCGCCGCACACGTTGCAGCTACGTGACATTGAGTGGGAAGGTACATACAATCCAAGTAAGCGGAGGGTATAATGGCAATTGTTGGAACTGCCGCTGCTTCTCTTGGCAGCATGGTTGGCAGTAGCGGCGTAGCCAGTTCTGTTATGGGCTGGCTAGGCGGGAGTACCGCTGGCTTCTCCAACTCTGGCCTCTTGGCTATGGGTGGCTCTTTGTTGAGTAACCTAACTGGTTTCTTAACTGGCGGCGACCAAGCCAAGGCGCTTGAGAAAGCTCAGAAGGAGCAGTGGAAGCAGCAAATGATAAACACGCGTGAGCAGTACCGTCAACTTGGCGATGCGGAGCGTGTGGCTAACCAAGAGTTCCACCAAGATTTGATTCAAAACCAAGTCTCCCTGCTACAGCAGCAGGCGCAGGTGGAACTTATGGCTGGCGCATCCGGTACTGGCGGCGCTTCAATTTCGTCTATGCTTAATGACCTGTCCGGTCAAGCTGGGCGTAACCAAGCACAGATCGTAGATAACTTCGAGAATCAGCAGCAAGGTTTCATTAACCAAGCCAAGGCAATCCAGACAGGTGGACAGATGCAACAACGGTCATTCAGCAAGCCGTCTGCATTCAGTTCGCTTGTGTCTGGCCTTGGTAGTGCTGCAACATCCTACGTGACAGGTTCTAAGTTGGGTAAAGACTTTAGCACTGCATGGAAGGAATCTCGAACCTACTCTTCTGGCATCGGAAGATAAGGAGTTTAAATGGCAATTGAACGGCAAGCAGTGCAAGGCTTGCAGCAAGTACAATCTAAGGGAGCACCGCGTGGTGCTTCCACCTCCGCTATTCAGGTAAGTGAGCCAGTGCTGGAGCGTACAGGCTCCGCATTCATTGATGACTTGTTTAGCGCCGCTGGTGCATTCGCCAAGGTAGGCACGGAAATCATGAATCAGGCGGTAGAGGATGACAAGGTTCGTCAATATGACCGAGCCTTGCAAGGTCTGATGCCGTCCGATGATGCCACTGTTGGTGGCGCTCGTGCCCATATGTTGGTGCAGTTGCAGAACGACGTGATAGGACAATCTATCGCATTGCAGGATGCAGCAAAGCGCTTCACTGGCACAGACCAAGAGTGGGAGCAAATGGTTGTTGACTCCCGCAACCAGATTCAGGAGAAGGTCTTCCAGCAGTACCCCGGTCTTATCGGGGACAAAGAAACCATGCGTACTGTGTCTAACGCATTCATGGAGCAGCAACCTAAAATCTTCGCTGCCCGTATGAGCGCCAAGCTGGAACGCGAAGCACAAGAGCGCACACAGGCTATGCAGTCTCGTGTCCTGATGGTTACAGAAGGTTTGTCTGGTGGCGCTCTTGATGACGCATTACACCAGCTACAGCAGGAAGCTATTACCATGCAGCTCACCAAGCCTGAGTTTGAAGAGATGGTTGCTCAGATTGCTATGGAACGTGCTGCTGTTGGTGATGACACCTTTGTTGAAGCAACGAAGTCTCTGAAAGACAAGAACGGTGTGTCCCTGTACCAGCGGAATGGCAAGCTACAGACTGCCGAGATTCAAGCTAACCGTAACTGGGCTGCTCAGAATCAGGTTGCACTCTTCGAGAAGAAGGATGCTGCAATTCAGGCATTCGAGGCTGGAGAGCTTGATCGTGAAGAGATGCTGCAAATCATGCAGAACCACAACCAAATCTCTGGAGGTACTGCTTGGTCTGACGGTGAAATCAAATCACTGTTCGACAAAGTAGCTAAGAAGAACGCGGAGGAGGCCAAAATGCAAGACCTGCTTGCACGAGGTCAATCTGGTTCACCACTTGGCTTGCAGGACATTAGTGAGAAAGACCGCAACGATTACGCAGAAGGAATTGCTGGTGTGTTCACCAAGCTGGCTAATGATGAGATTGAGCGAACCGGAGCAACCGGAGAGGCAGCAGAGGCTATCCGTGGTAAGTACGAAATCATGCGATATGCCAAGCTAGGGCAGCAACTCATCAAAGACCCGAACATCAAGGCGCGTTATGACTCGCTGATGCAGATGTCTTCTGCTAACCTTAAGGATATGACAGCAGAACCGGAGGCGCTCAAGACCATCATGAATGCCCGTGACTCTATCCCAGAGGACTCACGCCGTGCAGTGATGGGCGATAAGGAGTATGCCTTTGTGGAGAACTACGACAAGGCGTTACAGATGGGGTACAACGTGGGTCAGGCGATTGAGTTTGCTCAGAACGTTGCAAAAGGTGAGAAGTTGCAAGGCTCAGTTCTCAAAGAATTGTCCAGTGATGTTGAAGGTGTGGTTGATGATATTGCTGGTGGTAGCTGGTTGACTCGTGGGGATAACATGAGTGACACTGGTAAAGCACTTGTGATGGATGATGCAATGTCTATCGCCCGTGCGATGAAGGTTGCAGGTCACAACAATGACACCATCAAGCGTCACTTGCAATCCTATCTCACGTCGCAATATACACAACTTGCAGAAGGTTTCTTTGGACAAGGTGTACTTGTCAAAGGAGATATTCGTGGTTTAGGTGACACTATAGGTGTGAACCAAAAGAGCCTACCTCTTGTACTTAAGGAGTATTTGAATGAGCATAAACAGACTCTTCTTGACGCATCTGGCGGTATGGAGGAGAGCGATCTTTACTTTGATATTGACGCTAAGCGTGGGATGTTTACTATCAGAGCGGGTGCTGCTAGAACGCCGCTCACCGCAGCAATGCCTCTATCTTCCATCAAAGGGTTTGAGCTGGAAGAGAGGGCATATGATGCTAAAGTGAAAGAGCGTGATGAAGCTAGGAAGAACTTTGAAGCACAGCAGATGCGCATGTGGGGTGCTGGTGGCTACCAAGCGCAGCCTATGCAGAAGGGTGACGTTACTGCCAAGACGGTAGGCAAGCGTGGTATCGCTGACTTCCTTATGTCTCCTGCCTTTGCTGCTGGTGAGAACCTGCCTGCTAACTTTGAGTTCGGCTACGAGAAGAAGAACCAGACATTCTTCGACTATGTAGCCAAGACAGAGAACCAGATGAACGTTGGCTTCGACAGAGTTGCCGGTGTGTACACTCCGTACAAAGATGCACACGGTCATTCTGTTGGCTACGGTCACTTCCTGACTGCCGAAGAAAAGCGTAATGGCTACATCATGATTGGCTCAGAGAAGGTTCCGTTCAAGGCTGGTCAATCTCAACTGACACCAGAGCGAGCTATGAAACTTCTCAAGCAGGACATGAAGAGTCATGTACCTTCTACTCGTGATTGGGCTGTGCCTTTCGACAAGATGCACCCAGGTGTACAGCGTGGCATTATGGACTTAAGCTACAACTTAGGTAGAGATGGTATCCAGAAATCACCTCGTGCATATGAGGCGTTCAAGGCTGGTAGGTTTACTGATGGGTTTATCGAGATGCTAGCCACTGCATCTTCCGAAGGTAAGCGTCAAACTGGCCTATTGGTTCGTCGTGCAGAAGCCTACAACCTAGCACAGAGTGGAGGAGCTATTCCTAAGATTAGCGAAGTCGAAACTCGTGCAGATGGCTCGATGTACGTTAAGTTCGCTGGTGAAATGCCAGAAGCATTCGTCAGTAAGTCTCATTTCAACAAGATCGACAAGAACGGCTGGATGCAGGTATACCCTCCTGCCGCTGGCAAACTTGCTGCAAACACTAAGATTGGGCGAGTGAAGATCAAGTAGTGTCATACTCAAGGTTGTCTAACATGTTGGACAGCCTTTATGAATGGCATTAACTAAGGAGGTAATATGGCTGATTTGACTAGCCAAAGCTGGGTAGGTGTAACTCAAAGGCAGTTACCTCCTACCTTCTCTCAGATTGCCGATGCCGAGCGCAAGTTGGAGGAACAACGAGCGAAGGATAAGGTGATGCAAACTGCCTTAGAGAACGAATGGATGCTCTATGGTGGTCAACGTGCGTATGAACGTAGCACTGCTGAGTTCACACCACAAGATGGTTACGCTGTTCCAGAGTCAACCGTAGAAGAGTTGTCAAAACTCCACGGCTATGAGATAGCGCAAGAGATTGTCAAAGGTGTGCAATCTCAGGAAGAGTTGCAGTTCCGTATGGCTAATGCTCAGGCAGACAAAGATCGTAACGAAATTCTTGCCCGTAATGGTTTCACTGGATTCGCTGCACAGCTTGCCGCTGGTATCTTCGACCCTGTTGGCTGGGCGGCCTCACTCGCTGCCGCTCCGGTTGCTGGTGCATTCAAGGTTGGTAGGTTAGGCCGAGTCATCAAGACTGCTGCACTGGCTGGCGCTGAGAACGCTGCACTTGAAGCAGTTCTGGCTCAGGGTGACTACCAACGTGGCGCTGATGACGTACTAGCTGCCGCTGGGTTTGGCATGGTGATGGGTGGCACTATCGGTATGGCTACTCGTCAGCGTGTCCGTGGTGCTGACACAGACACACCTCGTGCCACCGTAGATGACCTTGATACTGTCATTCGTGGTGCAGATGAGTTCGATGTGTCTGCATCTAAGGCCGTCCGTGAGGCGATGGAGTATGACGCATATATGTCTGCTCGTAACTATGAACCACTCATGGCTCGTGAAGTTGACTTCGATATGGGCATCTTCCAGCACACAGAGAAGCTGAAAGGTGATGCCAACATCCGTATGAGTGCCAAGGAGAAGGGAAGACTCAAGGCTGACATTAGACAAGCCGAGAGTGAACTGGCTGCATTACAGGAAACTCGTACAGCAGCACGGGCAGAACATGCAGCCAAGAAAGGTGCAGCGCGTAACAAGGCAGAGGCATTAGATACCAAGGTTGAGTTGCAGGCACTGGCTCGTCGTTTTGATGCGCCAATTGCTGATGCCACTCGTCGCTTGGACGAACTACAGGCTAAGCTGAAGGCTGTAGAGAACGTACCAGCAGCCAAGGCAGAACTTAAGAGGTTCTCAAGCCTGACGCGTGAGCAGCAAATCAAAGAGCTTGGACTGGAAGTTCCGTCACGTAAGGTTGACATGCACAGTGCAGTGAAGGAGGCAGTTGCTGCTATCAAGGCAGAGCAGGCTGCTAAGAAGACGCCGACTCAGAAGTTTGACGAGACTGCACAGGCAGAGGCGGATGCTAAGGCAGCGCCTGATGACTCCCTGTCAGCAGCCCGTGTTAAAGGGTCAGAGATTCAAGGTGAGCAATTCGACCTCTCTGATAAGATGGAAGACCTGATGGATGACTTGGCTCGTGAAGCATATCAGTCTGACGTTAAGCCTGTATCTACCTTTGGGCTTGGTTCTGTGTCTTCCGTTATCCTTAACTCGAAGAACCCTGTGTTCCGTGGTCTTGGCTTACGCCTGCTTGAGAATGCACAGGGTGGTGCATATCAGGGTAAGACCGCTTCAATCCTGTCTGATGTATATAACAACCTGATTCGTACAGCAGACCGTAACCGCTACAACGATGGCTTCTCTCAGTTCCTCAAGGACAATAACTTACGAGCCATTGATTACCTTAACCCTGCCGTAACTCGTGACTTCAACAACCAAGTCTACACAGCAATTGTCAAAGGTATTCCAGAAGATACTCCCAAGGGTGTTAAGTTGGCTGCCGAGGGCATGGCTGACAAGTTGAAGAAGGCACTTGAGATACGCAAACAGGCAGGTGAGGCAGGCTTCGAGCATGTACAGTCGGCTCGTGACTACATGCCAGTTATCTATGACGGCATCAAAATCACTGAGGCTGTTAACCGTCTTGGCTCAAGTGAGGCAGTGATTGCTTTGCTCTCCAAAGGTTATCAGACAGGCAAGTACAAGCTAGGTAAGAAGTCAGCAGATGCACTTGCTAAAGTCCAGTATATCCGTGCCTCCGACTCTACCTTGTCGAGTCGTGTAGCTTTCGACCGCGTTATCTCCCAGCAGCAGCAGGCGCAACTCATTGCTGACCTGAAATCCGCTGGTGTCCCTGACTCCATCATCGACAACTTTATCGAGGGAACGGAGTTGGCAGAGATGGCTGAGTCTGTATCGAACCGCGCCAAGGCCAGCATGGGTATCAACACGCAGGCAGAGTATGGCGGCCTGAAGGTACAGGACTTGCTGAACACCAACGTGGCGACACTGGTTGAGAACTACGGCAAAGAGGCCGCAGGTGGCGCTGCACTGGCGGCTATGGGTTTCCCTACCCGTCAGTCCGTGTTCAACGCAATCGACGCAGCAGAACGCGCTGGTCGCAACATGGCTGGCTCAGATGCCAAGGCTATCAAACAGTTACGTGCAGAGGCCGATATGCTACGTGATTCTGTTCGCCTGATGTACGGGAACACCATTGATGCAGACCCGAACGCTGGCATTGTCAGAGGCACACGCCGACTCCGTGAGGTGACTGGCCTCTTGCGGCTTGGACAAATGGGCTTTGCTCAGATTCCAGAGCTTGCACGAGCCATAACCAAGATGGGTGTAGGTACTGTTCTGAAGTCTGTTCCTGCCACTAAGTTTCTCCGGTCACGCGCTGGTCGTAAAGGAGGGACAGCACAAGGCGAACTGCTTGAGCCAGAACTGCGTGAGATGGAGGAACTAGTAGGCTACATTGGCGAAGACAACTGGCTGACAGGCTGGAACACACGACATGACGAGTTTGGTGAGACTGCTGACAACCTCAACAAGCTGTCACAAATCGTAGACAACGGGCTTGCGATGGGTAGTCGCGTGAACACTTGGCTGTCTGGCTTCAAAGCAATTCAGGGTGGTTCCGAGAAGATTGTGGCACGTTCAATCAACAAGCGTCTTAAAGAACACCTGTCTGGTGGACGTAAGTTACCGCAGGCTGACTTGGATGAGATTGGCCTGAATGAAGCAACCATGAAGCGTCTACAGCGCCACTTCGATGAAAACCCAGCTTATGCTGAATATAATGGCGAGAAGGTTCGTATGATGAACTTCGATGCGATGGAACCAGACCTTCGGGAAACCGTGGGCATCGCAGTACGCCGTATGTCTGGTCGGTTAATCCAGCGTAACTTCATAGGTGACGAAGGTATCTGGATGAACAAATGGTGGGGCAAAGCACTTACTCAGTTCAAATCATTCTCCATTGTCTCTATCGAGAAGCAACTCATTCATGACTTACGCGGTGACAAGATTCAAGCTGCACAAATCCTTGCTTGGTCTTCGCTGCTTGGCTATGCTTCCTATGCAACACAGATGCAGATGCAAGCGATTGGTCGAGAAGACCGTGACAAGTTCCTGAAAGAGAAGTTTGACACCAACAACATTGCTATGGGTGTGTTCAACAAACTGCCACAAGTTGCAGGTTTCGGCCTAGCTGGTGATGCTTTGGCTACGTTCGGCCTAATGCCGGATGCGCTAATGCAAGCACCGGGACGTATGGGCTTCCAGCAGCAAGGCTTTGGTGAACTCGTAGCAGGTGCTGGTGTTATTGGTGATGCCGTGGATTTTTCCAAGGCATTGGTTAAGTATACTAACGGTGATGATGACGTATCCACACGCCAACTGGTTGACAAGGTGCGCCGTCTGGTTCCGCTGGCAAACACAATTGGTATTGGTCAGATGACCAAGGCCAGCGTTGATATATTGGAGGATTGATGAGTTATACCTATACCGAAGTAACTGGTGACGGTAGCACGACTACGTTCTCTTTCCGCTTTGCTGGCTACGATAAAGGATATATCCGCGCTTCCGACATTCACGTAGAATGGTTAGACGGGAGTAATTGGGTTGAAGCAACTGGTTGGGTATTGTCTGGCACCAACCAGATTACCTTTAACGTAGCCCCAGCAAGTGGTCGTAAGATGCGTATTCGAAGAATTGTAGCTAAGGACAACCCGTATGCTGTCTTCGACCGTAACGTTGTTCTGGATATGAAGTCTTTGAACAACAACTTCATACAGCAACTTGAGATTATTCAGGAATTGCTTGACGGCTTTTTGCCAGATGGCTACTTCATGAAGAATCACCTTAACATGGGTGGGCACCGCATCACTAACCTTGGTGCTGGTGTAGAAGCAACCGATGCTGTGAACAAAGGTCAGCTTGATTCTGTAGACAAAAAGCATACAGATTGGAATAAGGCACAAGACCTAGAGATTGCAGGTCTTAAGAAGGGCATGACCTCCGGTGTGTCACACCGAACTATCCCTTGGTACATGGTTGCCTCTGGTGGAGAGCAAATCATCCGACCTCCATACGAGTTCGAAGATGCAATGGTCTTCATCAACGGTGTCTTTCAGCACGAGTTGGCTGGCGCTGTATCCGTTGGGCATGATGTTATCTCCTTGTCAGAACCTCTGCAAGCAGGAGATGAGTTGTATGTACTCATCGGGAGTCGCCTCACTCCACCTACGGCTGGTGATACAACCCTGATGCACCAGCAGGTTAGTGAAGGCACACAGTCTATCAACATCGTAACAGCTTTCAAACGCCTAGATGTTTACTTGGATGGGCTGCATCAACCTGATGATGCCTACGAGGTGCATGGCTCCACTGTGACATTCAGCGAACCACTGCCTGAATGCACTGTCACTTTCAAACTTCAACTGGTATAAGGAGGTTGCTATGGTAAACTCAGATGCAATCACCGATGGCCTTAAGTGGGTTCCGAGTGTCTTAGTGACAAGCTCGACCTTTCTTGGAATCAGTTGGGAGAACTGGGTTTACATTCTAACTGCTATCTGGACTATGTTACAGATTTGCGATTGGGTGTGGGAAAAGGTTAAGGCACGGAGGAAGAAACGTGAATGGGCATAACAGACATGCTGCATCGGAAGATGATGTAGGCATTCTACATAATGCAATTACGAAGATGTTCAACAAGAAAGCACAGGCTATCCTAGATGCAATCGAGGAAGACCCTGATGCGGCAATAGCACTAGTGTCCGGTAAGGATGTTGGTGCTATGTGTAAGTGGGTGTTGGATAACGGCATCACTGCCACACCTGCCGCACAGCAGGAGGAATCCAAGCTATCTAAGCGTCTGGCTCAATTGAAACAGGCTTCACAAGGTAAGGTTATAGCTTTCACTAAGGAGGCTTAATGGCAAAAGCAAGGGAATCACAAGCAGAAGCCCTTGCCCGTTGGGAGTTGCTGCACGAGTTACAACAGACATTCCCGTATACTGTGCAGGGACTCCTGTCATTCGCTCAGGTTGTAATCAATACATTAATCACTGGCAACCCTGATTTGAATCGGGTACAAGCTGATATTTTAAAGTTCCTATTCAGCGGTAATAAATACCGAATGGTAGAGGCGCAGCGTGGGCAGGCTAAGACCACAATCGCTGCAATCTACTCTGTGTTCCGTATCATCCATGAACCACACAAGCGTATCATGATTGTGTCACAGACAGCCAAGCGAGCTGAGGAAATCGCAGGCTGGGTTATCAAAATCTTCCGTGGTCTGGACTTCTTGGAGTTCATGTTGCCTGACATCTACGCAGGTGACAAGGCTTCCATTAAAGGCTTCGAGATTCACTACACCTTGCGTGGCAGTGACAAGTCTCCGTCTGTTGCCTGCTACTCTATCGAGGCAGGTATGCAGGGTGCTCGTGCCGACATCATCTTGGCTGATGACGTTGAATCATTGCAGAATAGCCGTACCGCAGCAGGTCGTGCCTTGCTGGAAGATTTGACCAAGGAGTTTGAATCAATCAACCAGTTCGGTGACATCATCTACCTTGGTACACCTCAGAGCGTAAACTCCATCTACAACAACTTGCCAGCGCGTGGCTATCAGATTCGTATCTGGCCCGGACGGTATCCAACGTTGGAGCAGGAGGCTTGCTATGGTGACTTCCTCGCACCGATGATTCGCCAAGATATGATGGAAGATCCGTCACTTCGCTCAGGTTATGGCATCGATGGTACTCAGGGTGCTCCGACTTGCCCTGAAATGTACGATGATGAGAAGCTGATTGAGAAGGAAATCTCTCAGGGTACTGCTAAGTTCCAGTTACAGTTCATGCTGAACACGCGCCTGATGGACGCAGACCGTTACCCTCTGCGCCTGAACCAGCTTATCTGCATGAGCTTTGGTACAGATGTGGTTCCAGAGATGCCGACTTGGAGCAACGATACCCTCAACCTGATCGGTGACGCCCCGCGCTTCGGCAACAAGCCTACCGATTACCTGTACCGTCCGGTTGCACGTCCGTATGAGTGGCGACCGATTCAGCGCCGCGTCATGTACATTGACCCCGCTGGTGGTGGTAAGAACGGTGACGAAACTGGCGTGGCTATCGTATTCCTGCTTGGGACGTTCATCTACGTCTATAAATGCTTCGGTGTGCCGGGCGGGTACTCCGAGAACGCGCTCAGTCGCATTGTGCGCGAGGCTAAGGCCGCAGGGGTAAAAGAGGTGTTCATAGAGAAGAACTTCGGTCACGGTGCGTTTGAAGCGGTAATTAAGCCATACTTCGAACGTGAGTGGCCTGCCGAGTTGAAAGAAGACTACGCACACGGTCAGAAAGAGGTTCGTATCATCGAAACCCTTGAGCCGCTGTTCTCCGCCCACCGTATCATCTTCAACGCCGAAATGATTAAGCAGGACATTGATAGCATCCAGCACTACCCTCTGGAAGTTCGGATGAGCTACAGTCTGTTTGCTCAAATCTCGAACATCACTCTGGAGAAAGGATGCCTGCGACATGATGACCGCTTAGACGCGCTGTATGGCGCTATACGGCAATTAACTTCTCAGATAGACTATGACGAGGTTAACCGGATAAATCGCCTCAGAGCGCAGGAGATGCGCGATTATCTGGAGATGATGCACGACCCTAGCCGCCGTCGTGAGTTCTTCACAGGACAGGACCACGGTTATCGAAAACAGGTGAACACGTCAGTGGCAATGCAGCGCCGAGTCTACGGAAATGCGCCGACGATGAGAGTCAAGTCTCGAAATACTCTTTCTTCAAGAATATCAAGGACTTGGTAATTAGGGGACACTATAGAAGGAGGCAGAGGAAATAACAGGAAGTATTAGGTAGTCATAGGAAGTCCTAGGTGTTCCTAGAGACTACAGGTACGCCTTAGTGGGAGGGTACTCCAGTACCAGACCTTTTCCTTCTTTTATTCTTACTCTTTATGAATAGGAGATATAATGAACAAGTACTCAACTCAACCACTTACAGGTCGGTATGACCGTAAGCAAATCACGCCAGTAAGTGAGGCACTAGTGGCACCAGTGGTAGCTGATGCCTCCATGTCTAGCTCGACTAGTGTGATCAACGATACCACCAAGTCTGGTAAACAAGAGGCTGCAATGGTGTTGCAGCTTAAGTCTGGTGGTCTTGCAATTGCGATTGCAGAAGGTAGTGACCCACTTGATAAGTGGGACATCGTTAAGGCTGGTGAAGCCATCGTACCTGCGTAACTTAAAAGGAGACAATTATGCCAACTTATTCTGATTCTGTAACAGGCCAGGCTTTCCGTGTGAAAGCTGTTCAAACTATCGCTACTGCGCTTCCGGTTCCTGTGGTGGCAGAGGCTGACATCAAGTCCAAAGACCATCCTGTCAACATTGACCACCTATCCGGCAAGCAGGCTGGTGCTATGGTGGCGGTTAAGAAAGTGGATGGTTCGCTGTATCTAGCTATCGCCCGTGGCAGCGCACCTACCGACCTGTGGGACATCACCACTATGGAGGTAGCTCCGGTAACACCTGCTGGTGGTTAAGGTGGTATCATGTTAGGAGTGACAGGTCAGCGCAATACCACTCAATTTGGTATTAATCTACTAGTAGAATGTGACTCACCTACGAGGATTCTGTAATGCTTAACAAATACTTCAAGCGCCGTGAGTTCGCTTGCCGTTGTGGATGCGGTACATCCACGGTAGACGCAGAACTGTTACAAGTTCTGACTGATGTGCGTGAGCATTTCTGTGCTCCTGTAGTTGTGAACTCAGGGCATCGCTGTTCTAAGCACAACTCTAATGTCGGCGGTGCTCGTGGCTCTAAGCACCTGCTTGGCATCGCTGCTGACATTAGCGTGAAAGGTGTATCACCTATCAAGGTGCGAGAGTACCTATGCAACAAGTACCCTGATAAGTACGGCATTGGTGCATATCCGAACTTCACACACATTGATGTGCGCTCTAACAAGGCGAGGTGGTAATGAAGGGTTGCATTGCATACTGTGAGCGTAAGGTAAAGGAGGCCAGTGAAGCTGGAAATTACACTGACTTCCAGAACTATACTCACCTTCTGAACGAATGGAAAGCGAGGGCTGGTTGTGAGACTGTTAAAGAGTAAGAAGGTAGTCGCAGCACTGGTAGGTTTGGTGGTGGCGTTGGTTTCTGTTGGCATGGGTGTTGAGTTTGGTGCTCAGACTGCCGATGCAGTTACCAGTGTTGTCTGCCAAGCCGTAGGCTGTGAATAAGCTGCTTAAGGTGCTGGCAGGTCTACTTGGCCTGCTGGTTGCCTACAAGCGAGAACAAGAGCAGAAGGAGGCCCAACGTGAAGCGAATCATGCTAGCGACAATCCTGCTGATTGGTTCGCTGATCACTTCCGGGTGCGGGACGGCGTTACCAGAACGCCCAACCAAGCCGACGCTGACGGCAGTGTACGAGGTAGACGATAAGGTCTGCTTCAGTAAGCCTGATGCTACACAAATTGGATTGTACATTTTATCGCTAGAACGCGGTTATAAATAATACATACCTTTATGTATCAATGGTTTCCGATTTAGGAGACACTATAGAAGATGTAAGATAGTGCCGTTCTTTTGAGCGGCCTATTACTAGCCAATCTTCATGGTGAGGGTTGGGAAGTAATAGGAGGTTTAATGGTTAAGTTAACAAGGCCTACATCTAACAATGTAGTGCACAATGATAGTCTGTTGAAGGAATATTTAGACACGCTTAAGTACCAGATAGACCAGTACCCTGTTGAAGTGGTATTTGATGAGATATCAGATCTTAGAGGTTATGCTGGTGAAGTTGGTAAGTTCTATCTTATAAAAGAGCACACAGCTGGTCGTGGTGCAGATGGTGGTGGTTTATTTCAGTGTGTTCAGAAGCAAGTGGCCGATGATGATGGCGTTTGGATAAGCTCTGATAGACAAGGTGTTGTGTTTATGAGGGTCGGTCACACTAAAGGTGTTAGTATAAGTCACTTCGGAGGTGCTTCTGAGCGACAAGATATAGACCACACACCAATTCTAACCAAAGCACAAACCCACAAAGGACGTACTATTTACTTTGACTCTGGATCCTACTACTTCTCACCTAAGTGTTATATAAAAGGTACAACTAGGTTGGTTGGTTCTGGTACGGCTTCTACTCATTTCAGGAATAAGAATTTAGGTGCTGATGAAGGGGTGTGGTACTTTACAGATGGGACGCCAGAGAAGTGGCAAGAGTATACCACTGTTGAGAACATTGACTTTTCTGCTGACAGAGACTCAAGGCCATCTCAATCAGCAGTTGTACTAAACCACCTGTCTCTCTCCTATTTTATAAACTGTACATTCTGGTATACTACAATCTATGGCAGTGATATCCATTTCATTACATTTCAAAGATGTAGGTTTCATAACAGCATGATTACTGTTAATGAAGCTAAGGTTAGTCCTTCTTTCCCCATTAATGAAGGTTTGAATCTCATTGATTGTTATCTTGTCAGGTGCCCTCTTGATATAACAGACCTTGCAGATTTAAGGTATATAGGTACAACTCAATACTATGGTGAGTATGGTATCAAGTTTACATCCCATAGACCTGTCAGTGGTCATGATGTGAATGGTGGCTATCCTATCCTATTGTCTAATTCAGTCATAGATAACGTTGATGGGTATTGTTTAGATCTAAATAGAGTAGCTTTAGGTATGATAACAGGGTGTTTCTTCAGTGGAGGTAGAGCCAGTAACACAGAAGCCTTGCGGTTGTCTGATGTACTAGGTTTGTCTTTCACAGGAAATGTAGTACACTGGTCTGGTCAAGAAAACATGACCTTCGCGAACTGTAAGAGTGTTGTACTTAGCAATAACCAGTTTAGTTCTGCAAACGGTTATTCAATTAAACTGGGTCATCAATGCCAAAACTTTGCTTACAGTAACAACATGTTCTCTACTTTGCAAGTACAAGGGGGTTGGGGTATTTATCAGGGTGGGATAAATTTCGCAGACGACTCATCAGAGGCTTTTACATTCTCTTCTAATCTTTTCCTACAAGGGAAGCCAGCGCTGGTGGGGAATGTGCCTAGCTCTTACAGGGCTGTTGGAAATATAGGTCTGGCCGACAAACTCTAGGACAGGCGCGGCGTAAGCCGCGCTTTACACGCAACTTTTCTTAAAGGTTATCATGGTGGTAGCCTTTCAGAAAAGGAGGATACATGCTACAAAGATTAGGCAGCAAGTTGGTAAAACACAAAGATGCTACATTGTTTGACTTCTTAGAGCGCATTGAAAACAAGGTTGCAGCTACAGCATACCTTGAGGATTTCGGTGGTAAAGATGACGCAGTGACAGATAACTCACTAGCGTTTAAGAAAGCATTCGATGCGGGTGTTACTCGTATCCTTTTACGTGGTTCAGGTATCTACGCTATGAAGACAAGGGATATTGAATTACCTGCTAAATATGAAATCATAGGTAACTCTAAGATGCCTGAGATTAAATACTTAGGTGACGATAGCACATTCACCATGTTCACACTGACAGGTTCTGGTCCAGCATCTAACCAGTGGAAGCAGGGCGGTATCTTCCGGGATGTTATAATCGCCTCAGATGTTAAAATAAACTGGATTGTGTGCCGTCATGTTCAGAACCTAGATTTTGATCGTGTGCTCTTCTACAACTCAGTGACTAGCATGAATAATTACCACTACGTTAACTTCTTCAGATGCGAAAGTTGGGGTAGCGGCTTCCTTGGGCGTGCAGACCTAAATACTATTAACATCATTAGCGAATCCCCTAAGTTTATTATGTGTTTTAGTTCTAACTCCCCGGTTGACGTATGGGACACAGCAGACTTGGCTATCATTGGGTGTACTATGCTTGCAGGTGACTATGCTGTACGTACACGTGTGACACTGCCACATTTGAGCGGAACAGATAAGTTCGCGGGGTATCCTGTGTTGATAAGTACTAGCGTATTTGACGCAGTACGTGGGCATGCTTGGGATTTGCAAGGAGTTGCATACTCGACAATTACAGGCAACATCGTAAGTGCAGGGCGTGACACTAGCCAGCACGGTGCTTACATCAAAGGTGGACGCAGTCTCACACTCACAGGTAATACGTTCACATACTGTGGTGGATATGGACTCTTCCTTGAAGATGTGGAACAATCCGGCATCGTTAACAATGTTCTTAATGGTAACAAGGTTGGTGGTCTTGGTACTGCAAGATGCAAGAACATCAACGTCATAGGTGGAGGCATGGGGACTACTTATGTACGTGGTGGTTACTACACTCAACCTGTTGGCTACTCTGATGTTGCATCTGACTCCACTGGTGTTCTTATTAATGGCGTCTCCTTCGACCCTGACTTGGCGACTAAGATTTACCTTGACACTCATTCTGGTACAAATAATCGTATCTTAGCTTGTAATGGTGTGCAAGATACACAAGTGGTATTTAGAGGTTCTTCATCTCAGCGACCTACTAATCCAGAAGCAGGGCAGATGTTCTATGATGAGTCATTGGGATACCCTATTTGGTGGAACAGTGTAGTTAGTTCTTGGCAGAATGCAGCTGGGATTAATGTGTAACACTTGGTATGGAGAAAGACAATGCTAGTTGTCTCTAGTAAGAAGAAGCAAAGTGAAATGGATAAGATAGTTCAGACTGGCCTTGCTGCTAAGTCTGGTCAACCTCTTAACACTGGTACTGGTTCCATGGACAAGATTGTTGAAACAGGTAAACAAGCTATGTCTGGTGGTTTGGATAAGGGTTCAAATAAACAATCAGAGTTCAATAAGATCATTGAGTTCGGAAAGGAAGCTAAAAGGAAATTCTTAAGGCCATCTGCGGTAGAACCAGTAAGACACTAGAGTTTACCCTTAGTGTATTCCAAAAGGAGGTTTGATGATTTGGATTCATACTTATGGAGTCGGCCCATTCAAACGTAAGGTACTCAGGAAGATACATGACACTGAAGAGGCTGCACTGGCTAGCCAGAAGGTTCTTGGTGGAACTGTACAGGCTTACCTGAAGCAACCCAAGGGATTCGACTTAGTGTAATCAAAGGAGGTAGCATGGGAGTGTTTAGCTTTATGTCAGGTACAACTAGTGATATGCCAAAGGAAGCATTCAGGAACTTCCTGATTATCGCAGGTGGACTCTTAGTGTTTTTTTTTTTTTTTTTTTTTTTTTTTTTTTTTCACTAGTGCTGCTTACAAAGTAACCAAAGTCAAAATTTTGATATAGGCGTGTGTCGGCTCTCTCGCCCTCGCCCTCGCCGGGATGTCCCCATAGGGTGGCTGGGTTGTACTAGTTTACTAGTGCAGGCACATGTACTAGCTTAGTGATACACAAGGGCCGTCCTCGTTTTGCCGTGTACTAGCAAGGTGGAACGCTGGAGAACGCCTAGGAAGCGCTAGGGCACGCCTTAGTATTGGACAAGGTGATTGCCTTAGCGCAACCGCTTAGGGCGTACACAGGGGCCATTCTGGGCCTTAAATAGGTGTTGACAGGGTGTGCGTGGGTGGGCTATCTGTTCGTTTCGCCTAGCGGCTTCACTCACTGGCTCGCTGTCGCTCGCTGCACTGCCTGACGTGTACCTTAGTTATTACCTTAGTGACTTCCTTGTCGTGTACCTTATGCAATGCTTAGTAGACTACCTTAGTGAGTAGCTTAGTGGCTATCTATTGCTATCTTAGTGTTACCTTAGTGATTGCATAGCTACGCTATAAGATGCGAATAGGTCGCGGTCGGTAGACCGCTAAAGAAAGAGGATAATAATAAGATGCAGTAGGGAACGCCTGAAATCTGCCTCGCACTGCCTTAGTTTGCCTTGTCTAACATGTTGGACGATAAAGAGTGTTGACAAGTTATCTTATTGTATGCATAATGCATCACGTAGGCGGTGCTGAGGCACCTAGTAGCCAGCTAGTAAGGCATACGAAGAGACTAGCGCTTACATTGCTCTTTAACAATTTGCTTAGTGTAACCTATGTATGCCGTGGTTAATTACTTATTGAATGAGGAATTAACTATGACATTAAATAGCCGTGAACTATCCGTTCTCTTCACCTTGTTATGCTACATGATTCGTAACAACGAATTACTTACAAATGATGAGTTATCCTTGTATCACCGATTCCTTAACGAAGGTTGGGCCGATACAGTTAACCAGAAACGTGACTTGATGAAGGAGCTAACCAATGTTTAAACATGAGATTTACACAGCTTCCGCAAGCGATGCGCGAGAGATGGCTAGCGCATTTGATGGCGCGGTCAACTCTTACAACATAGCACCGGATGAAGAGATGTTTATTGTAAGCATTACTAACCGCTTTAATCATAAGCGCATGGTGTCTTTTATTCTCAAAGTAACACCTGCTTATGATTTTGAAGAAGTAATTACAAATAAACTTTAAATTAACTGTTGACAGCCACGGCATACAAGGTTACATTAAGCACATAGCCGAGAGGCAACGCTCTTTAACAATTTGGATAGGTATCTTCTTAGTCGGGATAGGTTAAATCTAGGAGATTCTCTTGAGTCTCCTATAATGTAACCTAACTAACTAAATGAGGATTAAATCATGAAACGCGATGCAAACGCTTACTATGAACTTCTGGCTGCAACTGTTGAAGCATTCAACGAGCGCATTCAGTATGACGGTATCCGTGAGGGTGATGATTATTCTGATGCTCTGCATGAGGTTGTAGATGATCATGTACCGCACTACTATCACGAAATCTTTACTGTAATGGCTGCCGATGGCATTGATATTGAATTTGATGATGCTGGCTTGATTCCTGACACGAAGGATGTAACCAAGATTCTACAAGCTCGCATCTATGAGGCTCTTTATAATGATGTACCGAACGACAGTGGTGTGGTTTGGTATGAAGCTGAGGAAGAAGAGGAAGAATAAGATGGAAAAGCAATATAACTTTATATTTTCCGATGGTGTAACCTTAAAATGCTCCTTGCGATTCGCGCAGATTCGTGAGGAAGTCCTAGGGACTACATACAAGTTATTTATGTGACACTATAAGAGGTTTAACAGGGTACTCTTCCGAGAGTGCCCGATTAAATCAACTTAACGAGGTGTTAAACATGACTAAAATCATCAATATTGCAGTGGTTTTCCTGTTCGCTACCTTGATTCTGATTGCTAGTGGCTCACTAAAACACGAAGTCCATCACTATGAAGATTTCTCCACCCATCATCTGCTACTTAATGACGTGCTTTTGCATACTTGGTTTGAAAGTGAGGACTACAAACCTATGACTCCCTTTAAGTGAATAGCCTATAGCCTGCCTGAGTGGGCTATGTGATATTTACTTACACTAAATAAGGTGATTGATATGACTACTGAAAACACCCTCGTTTCTGTTCGTGAAGCTGCAACCGCTGAAATCAAGGCTCACTTGGAGGCTATCGGAACCTCCTACCTCAAAGTTGGCTCTCTCCTGAATGAGTTACGCGGCGACTTTGAGAATCAACGTGAGTTTCTGGCTTATGTAGAAGCTGAGTTCGGCATCAAGAAAGCACAATGCTACAACCTGATGAACGTATCGCGTTGCTTTGATGGTGACGAACGTTTTAAAGGAGTTGCGATGCGCGTAATGCTTGCCCTTATCCCGTTCGCTGATGAAGGCGAAATCATGGATAAGGCCGCTGAGCTTGCCGCCAACGGCGAATTAGACACCAAGGCCGTGAATGCACTTGTATCGCCGTCTAAGCCTGTGAAGACTGAAGCCAGCCAATCACAAGCCGAAGTCACAAAAGCCGCTGAGAAGGCCGCTCCTGTAGAATCTGAGGCATTACAAAGCGTACCGCAGGAGGTAGTACCGGAAGGCGACGAATCCGCACCGTGGGAGGGTGCGCCAGCGACTACCGAGGCCGCAGCTCCTAAGCTGGATAACGCGGAGAACACCGATAACGCGGCTATGGCTAGCCTGTTAGCGCAAATAAAGACACTGTCTGAGCAATTGACCGCAGCAAATGACCGCATCGCAGAATTGACAAGCGCACGCGAAACTAAGAAAAGCGCCGCGCCTATGCTGCCGCAGTTCAAATCTTCCTGCTTCTACGCTCGCCTAGGCTTGAGTGCTGAGGAGGCAACGAAGAAGACCGCAGTTAACAAGGCGCGCCGCGAACTGGTTAAGCTGGGCTATGGTGAAGGCCATGAGGCATGGGCTTTAATCTCTGAGGCAGTAGAAGAGTTAACTAAGTGATTTTATCGGTGGCATCTTCTTAGGTGTCACCTATTAAAATTTCTTTAACTAGGAGTACACAAAATGCAGGACTTACACGCTATCCAACTTCAGCTTGAAGAAGAGATGTTTAATGGCGGGATTCGTCGCTTTGAGGCTGACCAACAACGCCAGATAGCCTCCGGTAATGAATCTGATACGGCTTGGAATCGCCGCCTGCTGTCCGAACTGATTGCACCTATGGCAGAAGGCATTCAGGCGTATAAAGAAGAATATGAAGGCAAGAAAGGCCGTGCCCCACGCGCTTTAGCATTTCTGCAATGCGTAGAAAACGAGGTTGCAGCATACATCACTATGAAGGTAGTGATGGATATGCTTAACACCGACGTAACCTTGCAGGCCATTTCTATGAGTATTGCGGAGCGCATCGAAGACCAAGTGCGCTTCAGCAAGCTGGAAGGCCACGCCGCTAAATACTTCGAGAAGGTGAAGAAATCACTTAAGGCCAGCCGCACCAAGTCCTACCGTCACGCTCACAATGTAGCTGTAGTGGCTGAGAAGTCTGTAGCCGCTAAAGACGCTGACTTTGACCGCTGGGAGGCGTGGCCTAAAGATACACAATTGCAAATCGGTACTACCTTGCTGGAAATACTCGAGGCTAGCGTATTCTACAACGGCGAACCTGTATTCGTTCGCGCTATGCGCTCTTTTGGCGGTAAAACTATCTACTACCTGCAAACCTCCGAAACTGTAGGCCAATGGATTGCAGCCTTTAAAGAGCACGTAGCACAACTGGCTCCAGCCTATGCGCCTTGCGTTGTTCCTCCTCGCCCGTGGAAAACCCCGTTTAATGGTGGCTTCCATACTGAGAAGGTGGCTAGTCGTGTGCGTCTGGTTAAGGGCGACCGTGAGCACGTTCGTAAACTCACCGTTAAGCAGATGCCGAAAGTGTACAAGGCCATTAACGCCTTACAGAACACCAAGTGGCAGGTTAACAAAGAAGTTTTAGCGGTAGCGGAAGATGTTATCCGCCTCGATTTGGGTTATGGTGTGCCGTCCTTTAAGCCACTAATTGACAAGGAAAACAAGCCTGCTAACCCCGTTCCGGTTGAGTTCCAACACCTTCGGGGTCGTGAATTGAAAGAAATGCTATCAGAGGAACAATGGCAATCATTTATCAACTGGAAAGGTGAATGCGCGCGACTGTACACCGCCGAAACAAAGCGCGGCTCCAAGTCTGCCGCCGTGGTTCGCATGATTGGACAGGCCCGCAAATACAGCGCCTTTGAATCCATATACTTCGTTTACGCGATGGACAGCCGCAGCCGCGTTTACGCTCAATCTTCCACCCTGTCCCCACAGTCTAACGACCTTGGAAAATCCCTGTTACGCTTCACAGAAGGGCGGAAGATTGACAGCTCTGAAGCTCTCAAATGGTTCCTCGTGCTGGGCGCTAACCTGTGGGGTTGGGATAAGAAGACCTTTGACGTGCGTCAGTCCAACGTGTTGGACGGTGATTTCCAAGATATGTGCCGTGACATTGCAGCCGACCCGCTGACCTTCACACAGTGGGCTAAAGCTGATGAACCCTACCAATTTCTGGCTTGGTGCTTCGAATACTCCCGCTATCTGGATGCACTGGATGAAGGGACGCAGGCCGATTTCGAAACTCACCTGCCAGTCCACCAAGATGGCTCTTGCTCCGGCATCCAGCATTACTCCGCTATGCTCCGCGATGAGGTTGGCGCTAAAGCTGTAAACCTGAAGCCGTCCGACGCCCCGCAGGATATTTATGGCGCTGTTGCACAGGTAGTTATTTCCAAGAATGCGCTATATATGGATGCAGCAGAAGGGACAATATTCACGAGCGGCAGCCTAACCCTTTCCGGTTCTGAGCTTCGTGCTATGGCTAGCGCATGGGATAGCGTGGGCATCACTCGCGGCCTGACCAAGAAACCAGTAATGACCCTGCCGTATGGCTCTACCCGCCTCACCTGCCGCGATTCTGTGATTGACTACATCGTCGATTTGGAAGAGAAAGAGGCACAAATGGCGGTAGCAGAAGGGCGCGCAGCGAACCGTGTGCATCCATTCGACGATAACGGCGACCTGACTCCGGCGAAAGCCTATAACTATATGACGGCGCTCATCTGGCCTTCTATCTCTGAGGTTGTTAAGGCTCCGGTAGTGGCGATGCAGATGATTCGCAAGTTGGCTCGCTTTGCAGCTAAACGCAATGAAGGGTTGGAATATCCACTGCCAACTGGCTTCATCCTGAAGCAGAAAATCATGGCGACCGAGATGCTCCGTGTGCGCACCTGCCTGATGGGTGACATCAAAATGAGCCTACAAGTTGAAACGGATGTAGTGGATGAAACCGCTATGATGGGAGCAGCAGCGCCTAACTTCGTTCATGGTCATGACGCAAGCCACCTGATTCTGACCGTCTGTCATCTGGTTGATGAAGGGGTGACGAGTATCGCAGTGATTCACGACTCCTTTGGTACTCACGCAGACAACACCGCTAAACTGCGTCATGCACTGAAATCAGAAATGGTTGGCATGTACTCAGAAGGGAACGCCTTGCAGAAACTTTTGGACGAGCACGAAAACCGCTGGTTAGTTGATACTGGTATCGAAGTACCAGAGCAGGGCAATTTTGACCTGAACGAAATCATGGACAGCGACTACTGCTTTGCTTAATAAATAATCATGGGAGGCTCCGGCCTCCCTTTTCTTTTGCCTATTACCTGTAACATTTCATTAACAAGTCCAACGTGTTGGACAAGGTGCGGATTTAGGAGACACTATAGGACTACCCGTCGGAGACGGAAAGTAATAGGTAGTTATAGGAAGTAGTAGGTAATAAAGGTTACATAGGTAACACTAGGTTACTTCCTATTACTTCCTCTTCCTTATACATAAAGGGAAGACCTAGGTTGTCCAACGTGTTGGACTATTTAGGTGACACTATTGAACAAGACTAACTTAATGGAGATTCAATATGCGTAACTTCGAGAAAACCCGTAAAGCTAACCGTTTCGACATGGAAGAAGGGCAGAAGAAAGGCAAGAAGCTGAATAAACCTGTCCGTGATCGTGCATCTAAACGCGCAGCGTGGGAGTGCTAAGTTATGGCTATTATTCAGAATGTACCGTGTCCAGCTTGTCAAAAGAACGGACACGATTCTACCGGAAATCACATGATGATTTTCTCCGATGGGGCTGGCTACTGTAACCGTGGTCACTTCCACGATAACGGCAAGCCTTACTACCATAAGCCAGAGGGTGGCATCGAGATAACCGAGTTGCCTATTACTGGCAATATCAAATACACACCTTCTCAATTCAAAGAAATGGAGAAGGAAGGGAAGATAAGCGACCCTAAGCTACGCGCCATTGCACTTGGTGGTATGCGTATGAAAGACCGTTGGGAGGTCATGAATGAACAAGAAAGGGCAGAGCAAGAAGCAGAGTGGAACCTTGATGTTGAATGGTTCCGCACGCTTAAGCGTAAGAACCTTGTGTCCCGACACATTCGCGGCGACATTTGCGCATTGTATGATGTACGTGTCGGACACGATGAAGAAGGTAGAGTCTCACGGCATTACTATCCACGCTTCGAGAAAGGCGAGTTAGTCGGCGCTAAGTGTCGCACCTTGCCTAAAGACTTCAAGTTCGGACACCTAGGTAAACTCTTTGGTACACAAGATCTTTTCGGTATGAATACCCTGTCCAACGTGTTGGACAAAGGGAGGAGAAAAGATACATTGCTTATTGTAGGCGGCGAGCTGGATGCACTAGCAGCACAGCAGATGCTTCTTGATTCTGCTAAGGGCACTAAGTGGGAAGGGCAACCTTACCATGTGTGGTCTGTTAACAAAGGTGAATCTTGCCTTGAAGAGATTGTGCAGAACCGTGAACACATCGCCCAGTTCAAGAAGATTATCTGGGGCTTCGATGGTGATGAGGTAGGGCAGAAGCAGAACCAGCAGGCGGCTCGACTGTTTCCTGGCAAGTCCTATATCCTTGAGTATCCAAGTGGTTGCAAGGATGCTAACAAGGCACTCATGGCAGGTAAGGCCAAGGAGTTTGTTGATGCTTGGTTTAATGCCAAGTCTTCTGAGGAAGTCTTCGGTAGTCAAATCAAGTCCGTTGCATCCATGCGTGATGAGCTTAAGCAGGCACGTCCAGAGGAAGGGCTGTCATGGCCTTGGCCTAAGCTGAACAAGGTGACGCTTGGTATTCGTAAGCACCAGCTTATCATCGTCGGTGCTGGTTCCGGTGTAGGTAAGACCGAGTTCCTGCGTGAAGTGGTTAAGCATCTCATCGAAGAGCACGGAGAGTCTGTAGGCATCATCTCTACCGAAGACCCGACCAAGAAGGTGGCCCGTGCATTCATCGGGAAGTGGATTGATAAGCGCATTGAGTTGCCTCCAACCAACGACCCGCATGAGGATGGCTACCGCGAGGTGCTGGACTATACCGATGAGGAAGCGGCGGAGGCCATCGACTACGTGGCTGATACAGGCAAGTTCTTTGTAGCTGACCTCGAAGGTGACTACTCAATGGAGAAGATTGAGCAGACTTGCCTAGAGTTCGAGGCTATGGGGATTCAGAATATCTTTATTGATAACTTAACTGGGATTAAATTAGATGAGAGAACATATGGTGGTAAGGTTGGAGCGCTTGATGAGTGCGTCAAAAGGATTGGGACTATCAAAGACCGACATCCGGTTACGATCTTCCTTGTCAGTCACCTTACTCGTCCTTCGGGACAACGTACCCAACACGAAGAAGGTGGTGAGGTTATCCTTTCTGACTTCCGAGGCTCAGGCGCTATCGGATTCTGGGCATCTTACGCATTGGGGATTGAGCGTAACACAAGAGCTGAAACGCTTGATGAGAGAACTACCACGTACATCTCATGCGTCAAAGACCGTGACCAAGGTATCTTCACGGGGACTAAGGTCATGCTTAAAGGCGACCTTGCAACCGGTAGATTGAGAGAGCCACAAGCACGAACCAAGAGCTTTGATACAGGTGTACCTAAGCAGCAAGAAGTACCTGCTGATTTAGGGGACACTATAGAACAAGGTAACTTCGAAGAAGAGCAGGAGTTTTAATGGAAATTATTAAACCTATATTAAGTATCGGTATTGACATCCTATTCGCGCTTGTTATCGCAGACTACGCTGCACGGTATGGATTCAAGAAAGCAGTGAAACTTATCGTTGCATCTGGTTTTATTATGTCAATGTTCTTTGTTGTAGCACGACTTATCTAGTGTGCTTATCAGGGCTTGTACAACATGTTGGACAGGCTCTTATTAAGTACATTAATAACTGGAGATTGATTATGTATAAATTAGTATTGAATGTAGGTGACAAGGTTCGTAATGTAAACAAGTATTCCCCTTACAATGGGGAGGTCGGTGTAGTAATCAATGAAGACAAAGACATCTACTATGTCCGTTACCAACAAAGCCAGACAGAACAGGGTTATATTAAACCTAGTGTTCACAAACATCTTACAAAGATTGAAGAACCAACACATCAATGCAAGTGCGTACATGATGAGGTTTGCGATAAGTGTGCTCGCCAGATGCAGAAGACTTTACTATTCCCTCTTCGCTATGGTGCTGGTGTTCAAACATTAGCAGAGGCATATGGCAAAAGGAAAACCATACTCAAGAAAGAGCGCCGCAATGTAATCACTGGTAAAACTCAAAGTGAAATGATTAAGCTATGTGGCACTGCACTAGGTGTTACACAATTTAATACTCGTGCTCTAGGTACAACCACAGGACAAGCTATGGTGAAGATTGGTGAAGCCATGATGCACCCGAATGTACCTGTACGAATCGTGGATGTTGACCATGCAATCACAGAACACGGTACGCCTCGTCATGTAGCTAATAAGAATTTTGCAGCTATAGTTAATCACATTATCAAGAAGCAAGGTTTACTTGGCTTTATTGTTAATGAAGCACATTTAGTCTATTGCCCTATCGTTACTGAAGAAACCTACGTGAATATCTAAGGAGTTAATCATGACTAAAGTATTAATTTATATTAGAGGCGGCATTAAACGCTATGCAATTGTAGCACCTAATGGTGTTAAAATGGTTGGTGCAGAGAAGTGGATTACAATACTTGGTGCTAGTAAGTCGGCTAGTTTTCAGATGTCCCTTTTTGGTGGTCTTACTGAGAAACAATTCCGTAATAAGTGGAAAGTTATTGGCTCTTTTATGGTGGAGGCTAAACAATGAAACAACGTGCAATCAAACGCTGCATCAAGCGTGCTCAAAAGCAAGTACGTCGTGGTACATTCAAAGGCCGTGTATTACCTGTGAGCTTTTATGCTAAAGGTCTTGTATTTGTAAGAAGCTATCAAGAAGGCCGTACTATTTATGTAAATGATAATGGTATCGGTTGGGGTAGAGGTGCTAACCTAAGCAAGGGTGGCGGTCACGGTCATTGGGTTGGCGCTAAAGTAGAGGTAGCAATTTCTTATGTCTAAACACAGCCTTAAGATGTTTGATGGTCACGAAGACCTGCAAGCACACATTACTAACCAAGCATTCCTGTTTGCACAGTTAACTATGGCTGAGGCTAAGAAGAATAGTCTCACTCGTGAACAGGTTATCAAGGAGGCAACTTGGGAGCCACACCAAGGTAAATACACGGGCCATAAATTAACTGTAACACGCAGTCGGTAAGTCAAGGGTTGTCCAACGTGTTGGACAGCCTTTTATCATATTGATTGGAGGTGCATTATGCCACGTGATTATGATTCTGATTGGGACTACTATGACTCAATGAATCCGAAACCCGAACGTTCAGATGATTACTACGAAACAGAGGCAATGTATGAAGACTATTAAACTAAGTAAAGTTTGCTCTTGCGGTAAAGGTTATCGCAGTCGTATAGATGGTAAGTGTGGGCATTGCAGGTCTAAGAAAGAGGCTGCTTTGTTTGATAAGTATCACCGTGAGCTAGCCTATAACTACCCACACCTGACACCTAATTCTTTATTAGGTCTGGGTTATAGGGCTAAATACTTTGGAGCAATCTATGAAATCAATTGATTGGAAGAAGGAAGCAGAGGGCCGCATCCTAGTTATGGACTCCGAAGCGAAAGGTCTGCTTGATGCTATCCGCTATGGTCATCGTGAAGATGTGCATATTATTTGCTGCATGGATTTGCTCACTACAGAGGAGTTCCTCTTCTTCGACCCATATGAGATGCGTGACCCTGAAGCGAGGGAGCGCCTGAAAGAATGGGAAGGTCATCAAGACGGAACCTTGGTTGATGGTGTTAACTTCCTGAAACACTGTGAAGCTATCGTGTCACAGAACTTCCTAGGGTATGACGGCCTCCTCTTTGAGAAAGCATTCCCTAATATCTGGAAAGGCTTTAACTACACCGAGAAACGAGGCAAGGGCAGACTACGTGCTGACCTGTGTCCGGTACGCGTCATGGATACGCTGGTCATGAGTCGCCTGTTAAACCCCGATAGACGCCTTCCTCCGCAAGCATACGCCAAAGGTATGGGTAACGTCGCCCCTCACTCAATTGAGGCGCACGGCATCCGTATAGGCCGCTATAAGCCGGAGAATGAGGACTGGTCTAAGCTAACCGACCACATGGTTCACCGTGTACGTGAGGACGTGGCTATCGGTCGCGACCTATTCCTTTGGCTACACAACGGGGAATGGACGGAGCACAAACGCCGTGGCGTGAATAAACGCACTGGCCTAGGCATTGAGACAGCCTTCCACATGGAGTCCATTGTAGCGCTGGAGATGAGCCGTCAGGCCGAACGCGGATTCCGTCTGGACATCGACAAGGCGTTAGCGAGATGCGAAGAACTGGACGCTAAGATTGATGAGACAGTCGCAGCGTTCCGCCCACACATGCCTATGCGTATCAAGTCTAAACCATTCAAGGCGCAAGAGAAGGGGGCGCAAGTTGTTAAAGCAAATGAGTACAGTAGACTTCACTCCATTGGAGTTACGTTGTCTAGCGATGCTTTTATCCATGCCGAACGGCGCGGAGACAGGCAGACGGTTTGGGCTGTCACCACTAAGTCTGGTGATTGGTCTGCAACTGTCAAGAAAGACTTCCCTCATCTCCGTGGCAACAAGAATGACACACCTAGCATCAAGCACATTGGCGCTTACAGTCCCGTCACGTTTGAAGAGATTCCCTTGGGAAACCGTGATACCGTTAAGCAAGTGCTCTACGACTATGGATGGAAAGGTGTGGAGTTCAACGACACAGACCAAGCCTATCTTGATGAAAATGGTGTCCTACCTAAGCCTTGGAGTGGTAAGATAAATGAGAAATCCCTTACTTTATGGCAGGAAAGAGCCGCACGTGAAGGTAAAACAGTCCCTGATTGGTGCTTGGGTATCGCTGCATGGTACATACTCGTATCCCGTCGTGGTCAGATCCTCAACCGTGGTGACGTTGAAGCCTTCAACGAGAAAGGCACGTGGCCCTCGCAGGCTGGTGTACGAAAGTGTCGCGGCCTTATACCTGTAGCCTTTAACAAGGAGCTAGGAATCAATGCGCAGCAATACTACGAGAGGTACGGATGTTGGCCTACATCTGACAAAGATGACGGAGAGTGGCGTGTGCCAGGCAATGCTGTTACTATTGGCACTAATACGTTCCGTATGCGTCATCGTAACATTGTTAATATTCCTTCCCGTGGGTTGTATCCTTTACGTGATTTATTCATAGCTAGCAAGGGTAAAATGATACTAGGATGTGATGGCGCTGGTCTTGAGCTTCGCATCTTAGCCCACTTCATGGGTGACCCTGAGTATATTGATATTGTCTTGAATGGCGATATTCACTCGCACAACCAAGCGAAGGCTGGATTGCCCTTACGTGACACTGCGAAAACCTTTATCTACGCTTTTCTCTACGGGTCTGGCATACCAAACCTCGCTGCTGTATGTGGTATGACAGAAGCACAGATGAAAGAATGTGTCGCTCGCTTTGAAGTAGAACTTCCTCACTTAGCTAAACTTAAAGAAGGAGTAGAATCTGCTGCTTCAACCTTTGGATATATGCACGCTGTAGATGGTCGCTGGGGACGCGTTCGTGTTAGCAATGGTGAAATTAAGATTCACACTTGTCTTAACGTATTGCTTCAAATGACTGGTTCCCTCACCATGAAGTATTCAAAAGTGAAAGCGCTAGCTACTATGCGAAAAGAAGGTGTCGCTCTGGATGAGAATGGAAATCCTGCTATGCTAGTAGACTACCACGATGAATGGCAGATGGAGGTTCCTGAAGATGAAGTCTTAGAGATTCGCTACTCTATTCCTTCTTCTGAATGGAAAGAAGAAGAGAAACGTCAGTATCGAGACGCAGAGGGACGCATGTGGTCTGCACCTAAGATTGTGGAAGGCAACCCTAAAGAGGATGAAGAAATCACAGTACGCCGTCGTTATCATCGTGCTGGTGAGATCTTAGCTGAATCTATTACATGGGCTGGTAAATATCTCAAGCTACGCATTAGAATGGATGGCGAATATATGCTTGGATATTCATGGGCTGAAACACACTAATTACTATAGGAGGTTGGGAAATGCAAGAATGGAAAGTCATTACAAGCTACCCTAATTATGCTGTCTGTGAAGATGGTAGGATTAAGAATATCAAAACAGGGCGTATCTTGCGCCCACAAACACTATCAAAAGGGTATCAAGGTGTTCGCCTGTATCATAATGGTAATGGCAAGACTCTTAAAGTACATCGCCTTGTAGCTCTTGCCTTTATTCCTAACCATAATAACTTACCACAAGTTAATCACATTTGTCCTGATAAGGCCAATAACCATAAAGATAACCTAGAGTGGTGCACCAATGAAGATAACATGAAACATGCCATAAGCCATGGTCTTACTGGTAAAGGTCAGTTTCAACAAGTCTATAGTGCTGATGAATTTAAGAAATTGAAAGAAGAAGGTATGACTGTTTCTGCTATTGCTCGTTTATATGGCTGCAAACGGGATACAGTATACCGTCTTTTAAAGCAACCATGATTTAGGTGACACTATAGGAGGAAGACCAAGGTAATAAAGGTCTTATAGGTAGTATAGGTAATTAAGTAAATATAGGAGAGATAAATATGTCAATGGTGACTACTCTGGTATTCGTAGCTCAATACTTTCGTGGTCTGGCTAATAAGTTCAAGTACAAAGCCATTGAAGCCATCGAGGATCGCATCGAAGCAGTACAGGCAGAACAAGTTGAAGTTGAAGAACATCGTAGCTCTCAAATGGTCGACTGCCACAAACGTTACTACGCATCTTATGAAGAGCTACGTGAACGCCATGCCAAAGAGATAGCTGAACTACTTGAGCGTCATGAGATTGAACAGCATAATCTCAAGGCAGACTTTGAAGAGAACAAGGCATCAATTGCTCTGTTGCACCAAGCTGCATCTGACAGCTTGAAGAAGGAGATTGTTATGCTGGAAATCGAACTTGATAACCTGACTAAGTAAGGAGTTATGATGGAAGAAGTAATTCAAGCTAAACATGTTGGTATTATCTTTCGTGATTTAGAGCAGCGTAAGGTTGCTGGTCATACACGTCTGGCCAAAGAAGACGATACAGCAATCACTACTGTGGAACAAGCAGATGCCTATCGTGGCCCAGAGTTTACTCAAGGTGAAACCTGTCACCAATTGAGCTTATCCCTTTGTGACACTATGGCTAGTGTAAATGTGCATGAGGTTGAAGACGGTGAGTGTGTTAGTTACATCTACCCGCTAGATACGATTGCACGCATTAAAGTCATCCATGTATAATTAGGTGACACTATAGAACAATAGGACGTGGGTTTGTCAGAGACAGTAAATCCAAGGTGCTCAGTGAGCGTAAAGCCTAAGCACGTCCTATGATTGTATCGTGTAACCAAAGGAGGAATAAATTAATGGCTCGTAATTTTGATTTTGGTGCTGAGGTTGCTGCTGCTACTGGTGGTGTCTTTAAGAACCCAGAAGTTGGCGACCATGAGGCAGTTATCTCTGGCATCATTCACGTCGGTTCCTTCCAAGACATCTTTAAGAAAGGTAACACCACCGAGGTGAAGAAGCCTGCTAACTTCGTTCTTGTTAAGGTTATCCTGATGGGTGACGATGACAAGAACGAGGATGGTTCTCGCATGGAGCAGTGGATGGCTGTGCCGCTCAAGTCTGGTGACAAGGCAACGCTTACCAAATTCCTGAATGCAGTTGACCCGAAAGAACTGCTAGGTGGCTTCGATGACTTCATCGGTGAGTGCATGACTGTTAGCATGGTTGGCGATGATAAGGGTGGCAAGAACGAAGATGGCACTTTCAAGTATGTTAACTGGAAAGGCTTCGGCGGTATGCCTGATAAACTCAAGAAGCTGGTGCTGGCTCAGGTGGAGGAAGAAGGTCTAACCATGACAGGCCACATCACCTTCGACAAGCTGACCCGCGAAATCATTGACAGCATCCCTGCACACCTTGTCCGTCAGTATCTGCTGAATGAAACACCACGCGGTAAGAACCTGTCCGTTGCTGGCTCTCATGTTGAAGCCATCATCGCTGAGGCTCGCGCTACCGATGCTGAGTGGAAGAAGGCCAAGAAGAAAGACAATGATGCAACCCCAGAAGACCGTAAACCTCTGGACACTGGAGCCGCTGTCCCGCAGGAAGTACCGGAAGCTCCGAACGTAGAAGCACCGGAAATGGATGAGGATTCGGAATATTAATAGGAGGTTAAATGAAAGTACAAATCGTAACCCTGCACTGCAAGAAAGGAATTACAACGCTTGTCGGCAACACTTTTCACTCCTTCTCTGAAGGGGACACATATGCAGACCTGCACTACATCTGGCGCGACGGACAGCACGTGGTGAATTACAGTGACCCAGCTACCGGTAAACGCCACGGCGTGTCGCTTCCGGCGCACGACATTGCGCAGGTGAACACAGTCCTGTAAGTCCAACGCGTTGGACAAATCGGTGTCCTCTATTTAGGGGACACTATAGAAGAGAGAATTTTAATCGGCGATAATGCCACAATTAACAAAAGGAGAATTTAAATATGTTCACTATCGAAACTATCGTAAACCGTGTTGTTAAAGGTGCTTCTCTGGTATCCGTTGAGTCTTTCATTATCGTCGATGAAAACTCCAATCTGGTAGCTGGTACTAAGGCCTACGACACCCGTGAAGAAGCTCAGGCTAAGATGGACAGCATGGGTAACTTTGCTACTGGTCTTGAGTTTGCTCGTGCTTGCTTCCCTGATCAGGCTGAGAAAGCTCAGATTGGTAAGGCTAATATCGTAGCTGAGTATCTGGATTGGATTGCTGCTGGCAAGCCGGTGAAAGTTGCAGAAGCTAAAGAAGCTGAAGCTCCGGTAGTAGAAGAAGTAGCTGCACCGGTAGACGCTCCGGTAAGCGAAGAAGAAGAGTTTTAATTGATGCCCTGTCTGCCTTAGTGTAGGCAGGGTCTTTTGCGTAATAGTTATTGGAGA